AATGGCAAAGATTTGAGCTGACGGGTTCTTCAGCAGTAGGTGCAACAAGTTTTTATATTGACCTTAGAGACAACGCGCAAACTTTAAGTGAATTTATAATCTGGGGAGCGCAGTCAGAAGAGCTATCTTTCGCTACTTCATACATTCCAACAAACGGTAGCACAGTAACACGTTTAGCCGATGCAGCATCTGGAGCTGGTAGCTCAAGTTTAATAAACTCAACAGAGGGTGTGCTATATGCAGATATATCGGCTTTAGCTAACGAAAATTTACAAAGAATTTTAAGCATAAGCGACGGAACACACAACAATTGCGTTAAACTTGGTTTTTTAAATAGTGCTACGGATTACAGAATTTTTGCAGACGTTAGATTAGCAAGTGTTAATCAAGCTTTTTTAACATTTAACTTTGGAGCTGTTGCGCCAACTTTTAAAAAATGCGCTATAAAGTATAAACAAAATGATTTTGCTTTGTGGATTGATGGAGTTGAAGTCGCAACAGATACAAGTGGAAATACGTTCCCATCAGACACTTTAAATAAATTATCCTTTGATAGAGGGGACGGAGCGCAAGATTTCTTTAGCAAAACTAAATGCTTAGCAGTTTTTAAAGAAGCTCTTACAGATGCGGAACTAACTTGTTTAACAACAATATAAAATAAATAAAATGAAAATAGGTAAATACGAGTTTGATTCTAAACAACAATTTGAAACCAAAAAAGCTAGTCTAGGAGTGGCTATAGATGAAGACGGCAATGAGTATGCTACACATAAACACTCACTAGTAGAATTAGGTCACGTTGTTTTGACTAAAGGGGAATACAGTGAGAGCGGAACTGAGATAACAGCTCCAGTTTTATCTAGTAAATACCATATAGATGCAGCTTGGGACTTAAATGATACTTATAACGATGAAGGTGAAATAGTGAAAGCTAAGCACCCTTATGGCTGGGCGTCTCATTCTATAAATATAGAGAGCAATGGTATGCATTCCTTTTTAGGTTTAGATTATTTAGATTATAAAATATAGATCTGTAAACACTTTCAAAACAAAAGCGTAGTAATACTGTTTTTAAATAAAGTACAAACCTATAAAAATACCTAATTTATGAATGCAAAAGACACGTTGAAAAAAATAGCTGAAGCTTTGAATATTGTTTCTGGTGAAGCTAAGGAAATCGTATCTGACGTAGTTACTGAAGTTAAAGAAGTAGCTACTGAAGTAAAAGAAACTGTATCTGAAGTGATAGAGGACGTTAAAGAGGTTGCAGATGACGCTAAGGATGCTGCCTTAGAAACTGTAGCTGATGTAGTGGAATCTGTAGGAGAAACAGTAGAGAACGCTGGTGAAGCTATACAAGAAGTAGCTGAGTCAATAGATCCAACTCCAGAGCCTAAGAACTCTAGAGTAGATGAGCTGGAAAAACAATTAGCTGATTTGAAAGAGATCTTAAAAAATGCAATGACGCAACCAGAGGTTATTGAAGCTCCAATAGTAGAAGCTCCAGAGCCTAAAGGTTTAACTCATTCACCAGAAGCTCCAGTAGCTAAGAAGGCTGCAAAAGGAGTAGGACGTAAAGGAGGCTCTATTCAGGAAAGAGTTAACCGATACATTAATAACAACTAATACCAATAATAAACAATAATTAATTAATTTAAATTTTAAACTATGGCAACTACAACGTCAATTACTACTAGCTACGCTGGTGAAAAAGCTGCAGGATTTATCTCAGCGAGTTTATTAAGTGCTCCAACTATCGACAAAGGTGGAATCACTATTAAACCAAACGTAAAGTACAAGCAAGTAATGCAAAAATTAGCTGTTGGTGATATCATCGCCGATGCTTCTTGTGATTTTACAGCAACTAGTTCAGTCACTTTAACTGAGCGTTATTTACAACCAAAAGATTTTCAAGTAAACCTTGAACTTTGTAAGAAGGATTTTGAATCGGATTGGTTGAGCATTGAGCAAGGATTTTCTAGCTTTGATGAATTACCTAAATCTTTCGCTAACTACCTAATCGGACACGTTGCTGGTAAAGTAGCTGCTAAGATTGAAAACAATATCTGGAACGGTGCTGACTCTGTTGGTTCTGGTGAATTTGACGGACTTGTTAACTTAATGACGGCTGACGCTGACGTTATCGATGTAACTGGATCAGCTACTGACGCTTCAAATATTATTAGTGCTTTAGGTGCTGTTGTTGATGCAATTCCAGAAACTATCTACGGAAACGAAGGACTAAGTATCTATATTTCTCAAGCTGACGCACGTTCTTATGTAAGAGCTCAAGCTGCTTTAGGATATAAAGATCTTTACCACGTTGGACAGACTGAAATGGATTTCGAAGGTGTTAAATTATTTGTAGCTAACGGTCTTAGTGCTGGAGTTATGGTAGCTGGAGAAAAGGAAAATTTATCATTCGGCTGCGGATTGCAAAATGACCAGAATCTTGTTAAATTGATTGATTTAGCTGACATTGATGGGAGTCAAAATGTTCGTGTAATTATGAGATATTCAGCTGGTGTTCAATACGCTATCGGATCTGAATTAGTTTTAAGAACTGTAGTATAATTAGAATAAACAAATGAGATAGGAGGGTGTAAAAGCCCTCTAAGTCTCTAATAATCAATAACTTAATACATAAAATTATGGCTTGCAATATATCACTAGGTCGTTTAGAGGGATGTAAAGACTCAGCTGGCGGTTTGAACGCTATCTACTTCATAAATTTTGGAGCTGCCGGAGTAATGACTACATCTGACGAAACGATTACTACAGTGGCTAATGCTGGGACTGACGTTTATAAGTACGACTTAAGAGGTGCTTCTACGTTTGAACAATCATTAACTAGCTCTAGAGAGAATGGTACTACATTCGCTGAACAAACATTAACAGTGTCTTTGAAAAAACAAGACGCAACAACTCACAAAGAAGTTAAATTATTAGCTTACGGACGTCCTCATATCTTAATTGAAGATAACAACGGAGACATCTGGGTAATGGGTGAGGAATTTGGAGCGGAAATGAACGCAACTACATCGACTGGAGCTTCTTTAGGAGACAAATCTGGTTATGAGTTAACTTTCGCTGCAATGGAAAAAGGATTTGCTAAGAAGTACGAAGGTACTTTCGCAACCGATTTCACAGTAACTTTAGGAGCTTAATATACCTAAACTTACTTACTAACTATAAGAGCTACCTTAATCGGTGGCTCTTTTTGTATTGTATTGGGTAGAATATTGTTTTTAAATAAAGGACTTATGAACTATATAGACATAAATGAAGGAGGCTTTCAGAGCTTATATATAAACTTAAACTTTGAGACTAAGTCATTGACTGTATATCCATCATTCACATTCAATATGTATAAAGATGGCAATAGCACAGCTTCAGCTACATTTAGCCCTTATGATGATGGAAACTCTTTTTTTGCTGAAGACGGAAATAATGCTTACTATAATAAACTTGTTTTAAATTTAGATGATGCTGGATTCAGTGAATTAGAAGATGAAACCTCTTACTTACTGGAATGTATTAAAAACGGAAAAGTCTTATATAGAGGCAAGGTCCAGACTACATCTAGAGACTTAACAAACTACTCAGCTAGTGAGACAAAATACACTCAGAAAGTAACTAATAATAACTATACAATACTAGAATAATGAATTTAGATTTAATCAATTTATCAGCTTACGAGATGCCACAAGCTATCGAAGATAAGCAAAAGGAATATGTAGCTTATGGTGAAGATAATAACTACTACGCTTTTTTAATACAGCAATATCTACAGTCAGCAACCAATAACGCTGCCATAAGGTCCATCAGTGATTTAATATACGGTAAAGGATTGGCTATAGAAGGCTCTAAGATCGATTCTAAGGAGGTTAAGGAACTTCGTAGTGTAATAGGGCATCGATGTCTAAAGAAGATCATTCTAGAGCGTAAAATGCTAGGGCAATCAGCTATGCAAGTTATATATAATAAAGCTGGAAACAATAGGAAGGTCGTTAAGATAAAGCATTTCCCAATTCACACTTTAAGACCAGAAAAAATGGACGCTGAAGGAGTGATTAATTGTTACTACTATCACCCAGATTGGTTGAATAAAAGACCTTCAGACAAACTAACTAAGATACCTACATTCGGAAACTCAAAGGAGGCTATTGAATTAATGATAATAAAGCCTTATGTAAGTGGATACTCATATTTTAGCCCAGTAGGATACTCTGGTGCTTTACCTTATTGTGAGCTTGAAAATGAAATAGCTGACTACTTACTAAATGAAGCTAAAAACTCATTCTCAGGCACTAAGGTAATAAATTTTAATAACGGAGTGCCTAGTGCTGAGGAAAGAAATCAAATCACTAGAGACGTTAAAAACAAACTAACTGGATCTAGAGGGCAAAAAGTAATTGTAGCATTTAATGAGTCAGCTGATAATCAAGCGACTGTTGAAGATATATCTTTGAACGATGCACCTTCGCACTATGAATATTTAGCTAATGAAGCGATGCACAAAATATTAGTAGGTCACAGAGTTACGTCTCCTATGTTATTAGGTATAAAAGACGGAGGAAATGGATTAGCTTCTAACTCAGATGAGATAATGGTGGCTTCACAGTTATTCAACTCTACAGTTGTTAGAACATTCCAGGATGAGATACTAGATTCTATTGAGGAAATCTTAGAGCTTAATGGTGAAGTACCAGAGCTTATTTTCGTGACTAGCCAACCTATAGAGTTCACTGATGAAGATCAAGAAGTAGAAGACTCTGAAGACAAAGACTCTAAGAAGGCTATTAAAGACGCTAAGAAAGATGAAGACGATGAAAATGATAAGGAAACTAATTTAAGCTCTCACAACCCTTTAAAAGAGGCTGTGAAGTATGCTATGGAGTTACATATAAACAATAGGGAGAATGTGTAGTATTTCTGGATATGATGATATATTAATATACCTAAACGGCGTAGGTGAATCTGAGGACCTGGATCAATGGGACTTAATAGATGCGTCTATCGATGACAATGAGACAGAGTCAGAGGACTTTGAGGCTATGCTTAATGACACTATGTCAGTGGCTTTGACAGCTACAGCTCCAGGAGACACTAGGAATAAGGACTCGGTCCAGGATAACAAGTTCGTAAAGGTTAGGTATTTATATGTTCAAGGGTCTAAGAGATTTGGATCTAGTAAAAGTAAAAAAATGCGTCCTTTCTGTAGGGCTATGGAATCAGCTAGAAAGGTATATCGCAAGGAAGATATATTAAAAATGCAAACTGACGGAGTTAATTCTCAATTAGGTCACAATAAACAAGCGTATTCGCTTTGGCTACACAAAGGCGGGGTTAACTGCCATCATAAATTCGAAAGAAGGATATATTTAAAAAGAACTAAAAATGACGGAAACCCTTACGCTGGTGGAGCTTTAACTGGAGTTAAGAGAGCTTCAATCAAAGAAGCTAGAAAGAAAGGTTTTAATACAAAAAGTAATAGATTTAAGAACAATAAAAGAGTAGCTGAAGCTCAGATTGATAGAGCTGACAAAGGACATCATCCTAGTTACGTTAAACCAAAAAAGAAATAATGAGTAAAGCACTATTTATAAGTAGAGATGATTTAGTTAGATATACGCCAATATCTGGAAACCTAGATTTTGATAGAGTAGTACAATATATTGAAATAGCCCAGGACATTCATATTCACGAGCTATTGGGCTCTAGACTATACAATAAGCTACAAGCTGATGTTTTAGCTAATACTTTAACTGGGGACTATGAAATACTAGTTAAGCTTCATATTAAACCTATGTTAGCTCAATATAGTTTACTCGAGTTTTTACCATTTAGCCAGTTTAGTATTAATAACAAAGGGGTGTTTAAGCATACGAGTGAGAACGCTGAGACCTTAACTAAGTCAGACATATCGATGATGACTGAAGCTACTAGAGATACAGCCCAACACTATGCCACCAGAATGGTGGATTATTTATGTGCCTATCCTAGTTTATTTCCAGAATATTTAACAAACAGTAAAGACGAATTAAATCCGATTAGATCTACTAATTTTGGAGGTTGGAATATATAATATTAAAACACCTTAAAAAATGGCTACATTAACTGGTACTCAGATTAAAAATACATATGATTCTCTATTAAAAATAGAAGATAATGACGGAATTTCTAGTTCTAGTAAGTTAATAACTGACGGACTAGGAAATGCCACACCTCTATCTATATCTACTAGTCAAGTTTCATCTAGTGTAGATATACAAGCTTCATCTTTCAGCACTCCAGGAGGACTAGCTACAGACGCT